TGTTACAATGCATTTAAACCTAATGTTCACGAATGCGTGAACACTAAACAAAAAATTAATATGTCCGACCTTACGAAATGCAAAGGGCAAAATTGCCCAGTCAAAGACCAGTGCAAAAGATACACAGCGAAAGAATCAATATGGCAGTCTTACTTTATGGAATCTCCTATTAAGGATAATAAATGTGATATGTATTGGGGAGAGCAAAACGAAAGTATATTTAATCAGTTAAAAACAATACTAAAACTATGACACCAAAAGAAAAAGCAGAAGAATTAATCGAAAAATTCAAAATTAATGATTATGATTGGATTGCACAAGGAAATCTTTATTGTGTTAAACAACACGCATTAGTTACTGTTGAAGAAATTTTGGGTGCATTAAAGGGATATGATTTTTATTTTTGGATTGAAGTTAAACAAGAACTAAATAAATTATAATATGACAACCGAAGAACAAAAGCAGCACATCACTACCTTTTTTAAGAGACAAAGAAAAATACTAACAAGCAAAGGCAATGACTATGCAAATGATGATAGACTATCTAATTTTAAGTTAGCAGGAACAATCTGTCAGTTATCACCTGAGCAGAACTGCCTATCGTTAATTGCTACAAAAGTGGCACGATTAGGTGTATTGTTGAATGGTCAGATACCATCAAATGAAAGTATTAAAGATTCCATCATTGACCTTGCAAATTATTGCGTACTTTTGGATGAACTAATTGAGGATAAATAACTGATATGCTAAACATAACAAACGAAGATAATATGCTTTTAATGGCTCGTTATCCCGATAAGTATTTTGATTTGGCTATTGTTGACCCGCCTTATGGAATAGGGATTGACGGACAAAAAGAAAGTATTTGCAAGAACCCTAAACATAACAGAAAGGCACACGAACATAAAGGATGGGATAATGCAATACCAACTGCTGAATACTTTAGGGAACTTGAAAGGGTGAGTAAAAACCAAATTATTTGGGGGGCAAATTACTTTGTGGAACATTTGAATAAAGGCACAAAAGGATGGATATTTTGGTATAAAGGGCAAGAAGGTTTAACAATGAGTGATGGCGAAATAGCATACAGTAGCTTTCAAAGAGCAACAAGGCAAATAAACTTAAACAGAGGATTGATTGCTCAAAAAGGTGGAAGCATTCACCCAACACAAAAGCCAGTTGAATTATATAGACATTTGCTTCACAATTATTCAGAGAAAGGGCAAAAGATTTTAGATACGCATCTTGGTTCTGGAAGCATTGCCATTGCTTGTTACGATATAGGATGCGATTTAACCGCTTGTGAACTTGACACTGAATACTATAATAAAGCAATTGAACGAATAACAAACCATACAAAACAAACTAAACTATTTTGAAACGAGATTACATCTACATTGGAATTATAGCTATAGTTATATTCATGTACTTTACTAAAATGCCTGATCCGAGTAAAAACGAGTATAAGACCTACATTAAAGTAAAGGATAGTACCATTCGAGTGATCCATGACAAAGAGATCATCAGAGAGAAATCAAAAGTAAACATCACAAACATATTTAACACCTCAGCCAATGAAGAAAGCCACTACACTAATTCTGACAGCAATCGCCTTATCTTTATCGATTCATTCTTACGCTCAAAAGGATACCGCTAAGTATTGTTTCACTGGTGCTGAGATGAACGAATGGATTAAGTCAGCTATAAACGAGAAAGCATATAAATCGGCATTTGATACCTTGCAGAATGTAGTTAAAATAGATGAATCTATTATAGTCGATTTAAGGACATTAAATAAGTCAGCAGATAGATTGATTGATGAACAACGTAAAAGCATCAGAAAAGGCAAATTATCTGTACGTTTATGGCAATCAATCAGCGGAGTATTGTTTGGCTTGTTTGTTTGGACTGAATTAAGGAATTAAGGAATAGAGCAGTATAAAGCACTTATTATAGTTTTTGTAGTTAATTTAATAAAAAATTCATGCAATAGTGTAGTTTAATACACTTTAATACAGACCAACGATAAGCGGCTAAACGAAGTGGCGTATTCCACCACAACAATAAAATATAAAAAACAATGGATGAAAGAGACCACAAAGCTATGAACGAAGAACTGAATCAGGCATCTTATTTAGATGCTGTTAGCTGTTTGTTGCCTTTTGTATATAATGATAAAATAAAAGAATTTATCTATCATGGGGATATATTAGAGGTTACAGATGTTTATAATGGTAATAAAAGAGTATTTGTTTGGGTAGATATTTATTATGATGTAAATTTAAAACAACATATTATCCCTTATAACCAAACTTTTGAGGATTGGGGGCATCAATATGGTGGTATATTAAAATATCAACGGTCTTTGCATGAATGGGTAATCTTTAAAGATGATGTAAAAAAAATTGGTAGTATTTATGAAAAACCTGAAATATTGCCACATACAAAACATATTAAATACTTAAATAAATTACCGATTAATATTGGCTAACAGCCATAATGTTTCGCATATACACTTTTATTCGCTCTTCTCCTCACTTGCCTTAACACTACGATCAAACCAATCCGAATGAAACTCAGATAGTTCAGTATAGTTATCCTTTACTTTTATCCATCCTTCATCATCCAGGTACAAAGCTGAGCATTTTACATAGTTATTCTCTACGAGATAGGTCTCCTCTGATACGGAAAGAATCTTACTTATAAATATAGTCCTCTTAAATAAGCAGATATCCCTCCTGCTCAATAGATTATTCTTCTTAATGATGATCTGCGTGATCTCTAACTGGATGTCATTGATTACTCTCATCGGTTATTATAGGTATTTAAACTAATTGAAAAATACTTTTTACATGATTGACAATGCATATTTGCAAGAACAGATCCACTTGCTAAAATAATACGCTTATTTAAATGTGTTTTTTCACATCCGCATTTCGGACATGAACAGGAATCATTATCCATATATCTTCCGATATGTGTCTTTGGCTTAGCATATCCTTCCATTTTTAGATATACCTTTTCTAATAGTTCAACATCTCTTTTGCAGTATTCAATCATCTTTGTCATAGCTTTACTGCTATTCCTCTGAATGATATCATGCCATAACTGGATGCCTCCGGTATCTTTCTTACCACCGAATCCTAAATACTTACCGATTGCATCTAATCTGTTAGATGGGAAGTTAAATTTTTGGCGTGAAATCTTTAAAGTATCGATAGATTTAAACTCAGGTAATGACTTATGACCATGAATTAAACATCGTGTTCTAATCCACTTTAAATCGAATCTATCCGAATTGTGACCAACTACTTCATCACTATCGTTGATGATCTCAACAAATTTCTTTATCATCTCTTTATCGCATCCTTTATTCCATTTTAGATGGTATATTTTTGGACTACCTTCGTACTTATAACAAATGCAAATAATTGCACTATCGTTAAGTACCTGGTCATATGTTATAGATGTTTTAAATGATGGTCTCCAAAACCAACCTGTCATATAGGATGTTTCAATATCGAAGAATACTCGTTTAAAATGTCCCATATGTTTTGTATTGGTTTAAGCAAATATACTCTTTATTCTTTAGGTTGATTGTTTTTCTTTATTGCTTCGTATGTGGTCATCCCTAAAGCAACGGAAACGAAAGCGAAATCCAATGCCAATATCTCACCGACATATTCCCACTTATCACTCTGAAACCATTTGATGTGTAGCACTACAACCATTACGATAATTACAAAGGCAGAAAGTTTACGAGCGGAATAACCACCGGAATGCGTCTTAAAAGAATTTAGAAGATTATCAATTGCTTCTTTAAATTTATTCATATCTTTGAACTTTCTACTACTAAAGCGAGTACCTGAATCAACAGGTTTCCTAATGGGATAACTTTATGGCAATTGTTATTAGCTTTTTTATTTTATTGTCAATACCATATTTCTATTCTGACCTTGTCTAAAAGAGATATGTATCCAGGTATAATCGTATTCATTGATAAGCTGATCATAAACTAAGTTAGCTTTGCACCAATCAAATAGCTTTTTATTCTCTTCCTTACTACCTGCACTAAGGTCAATCGCTTCACCTTTTGTATGACTCGATGTAGAACTTCCTCCTACCTTCTGATTGAGTAATGTACATCTAAAGAATGAATTGATTTTGATAGGTTTTCCATACCATTTTCGCAATGGCTCAAAACAAGTATTCGCAACAATTCTCATTGTAAACAACTGATGCTCTGTTGGTGTATTTTCAATTCCAAATCTTAAAGCAGTCGGTGATTGTGTAGCTTCGTTATAGCTGATGTGTTCCGATATGTTGTCCATTACTTCCGTTTATTTAGAAATTCACTTCTCCATTTCCAAAGAGTATACCCTATTGCTAATAGTAAAGAAAATAATTTTAAAGCATTCTCAATGTCAGTAAATGTAATAGCAATAGCTACACAATGCAATAATGGTACATCAAAGTAATCTAAAATTCGAGTCATAACGGAGAGGTTATTTTTTTAATTGATTTATAATTTCATTCAATTCATTCGATAAACGAATAGCTTTTTCCTCAAGTGATTCTATTTTTGTAGGATCTTCGTACACCATATAGATTTCACCTTCAGGTGTTTCTACTTTCCAACTATCTTTTCCATTACCTTGTAACTTGTATGTATATATGTTCATCTTAATATTTATTAAATAATCGTACGTTACTATAAACACCAGTCGGATTCGTTACCCATGCAGGTGCAACAAATTTAATGGTATATCTATCTGTTGTGTTAGCTATTGTTATTGATGGTGTAAAGTTAAATACTCCTGTACCATTTGTTCCTGCATCCATTGTGATGTTACCGATTGAATTATCTGTTGCTGTTGTTATATTTCTTAGTGATACTGCAATTGTTTCACTTGTTCCATTACCTGCCATAAAAGTTGTAAATACAAATCTCGTTACTGTTCCGGTTCTTATGAATGTAAATTCTCTTCCTGCTGTTGATGTACCTGGTGCAAGTTGAATATTAAGACCAAAGAAGTATGTTGTAGAATCGGCAGGATTAAAAGTAGTACCACCTAACTGAATCCATTCTCCTACATTATCAAACTGCGTCTGTATCGCACTTGTTACTCCCTTCACATAACTTAGTTCAGTTAAAGATGGATATGTTGCAGTCGATAAACTCTTAATATTTTTACTTGCATCAAACGATGCAATTGTACTTGCTGTCTCTGAACTTAATATTATTGCAGGTGATGTAACTGTTCCGGTGAATGTAGGTGATGCTAATGGTGCTAATCCTAATGTTGAAGCAGTCTTATTCTTCCATAAACTTGTAGAACTTTCGTATGCTAATATATCCTTATCTGCTGAACTTGTTAGTAATACATTGTGCAGTTCATCTAATTCATAACCGTTATCAACCTTAACATAGATAGTACCGTTTGAAGAATGCGAATAAACTACATAACCAATTATAATCATATGTAGAGGTGATAGAGGTTTCGAATTTGTTATTCTTCCTGCTGTTGTACCGCTTAAATATAGTACATCACCATCTGCCCATGTCTCGCCTTGTAAACTTCCTGTTGTATTTATTCCTCTTACTAATCCACTTGTCGTAACAAATCCCTCTTGATTGTTCGCTATCGTTTCTGTTACAAGTCCAATAGTCTCAGAAGACAATCCATCTGTAGTAGCCAAAGCTAAATCTACCTTCAATCTTTGACCTTGTGCTCCAGTTAGTCTTACAGCTTGATAATTTGCTTCTAATAAAGTAATGTTTGTTGCAGTCTTATTGACTACCCTTACTAATTGCTCTTGTCCTATTTGTAAAGTTACATTCCCACCTTTTAACTTAAGATCTAAAGTTCCATCAGTATCGTTCCAATTCAAACTACCTGCTGCTGTTGGTACATTTGTAGGTGTAGTATCAAATTCTAAATTCCCTAACTGAATGCCAAACTCCCCTAAATTAACATCCGATGTCGCTCCAGTGTAAGGAACTTTATCTCCTAATTGTGTCTGAATCGAACTTGTAGCATCTAAGTAACTAAGTTGTGTTTCTGTTGTAGAACTTGTTTTTACCTTATTATTAGAATCTGTTACTAATACTTTACTTGCTACACTTGTACTACCTAATAATAAAATATCACCGGAAGATGTTCCGAAGTTTTTATTAAAAGCTGTGTTCTTTGAAAATGCAGGTTCTACTCCTGTAAGATTTATTGTTAATGCCATTATGCAGTTATATTAAATGTTTCTGTTGCAAAATTTGTCGATGATCCACTCTGATTCAATACCCCATTCACAAATATCTGATATGTTCCTGAGCAGCTTCCTGCTGTTGTTGTATAACTTCCTCCTGCTGCTACTGTTGTTATAATCGTTCCGGTTGAATCGTATATCGTTACAACTGGACAGACTGAACTCTGAGATACATTACCCACATATGGCATTGCACATCTATCACTTGTGAATGGTAGCACAAATGATATATTCATCTTCCATCCCGATACACTATCCACGAATCTCTCTGTGAAATCTTCTAATGTACTTACGTTATCCTGGAAGTTCCAATCATAAGATGGATGCTTTAATTGTGCTAAGAAATCCTTTGCAATACTCAACTGATCCGATAGTACCTCTGTCTCGTTTACTTCGCCATTCTTCACAGCATCCATAAACAGCAAAGAAAATTTATAAGTCTCAGTCTTTGCAGATGTACTAACATCCACTCCTTCTAATGTTACCCAATTTAACGGATACTGAATGTCACCACTTGCAGCTATCTCCCAAATGTCACCAAATCCCCATGTATTAACCTGGAGGTGATTATTTGCTATTTCTTGAAGCTGCTGAACTATTTGATTTAATGTCATTCTTTTTCTTTATAAAATAGTCCTTAACTTTTTTCTCTACTTTCTTAGATATGTCTCTTTTCATTTAGCAGTTATTTAATTTGCCATAATCGATGTCTAATCCATAAGTATTTACACCATCCCCTAAATACCATCCTTGAGTAAAATTAGTAATCACCGGTTGAACTGTATCGATACCATTCCCTGCATCATTGTATAATGGATAGGTAGTATCGTTCTCTAATAAGAACCTGGTAATACGATCAGAATAGAACTCTGCTCTATCTTTAAAGAATGCCATCAATCTATCTAATTCAGCTACTCCGATGGTTTCAGCATTCTCAGAACTGCGAGTAACTACTCCTTTGTTCATGATCTTATACTGAAGGATATACGCTCCATCATGTAACACCCAATACTTTAAAGCAGGTGAAATATATGTATCTAATAATGTCTTATACCCTGTTGTTGAATTGACAGTATTAGTTGATATCTTACTCTTTAAGTCATTGTATAAAGCTGTGCCTAATATAGATAAGATACGGATATCTTGTGTCTCTAAGATACTTGAACGCAATAACTTGATGTCTACATTCTCATCGATATAGGATGTATCTTTAATGTACTGCTCTGATATGAATAATATTTCTGCCATTTTAATTTGTTTTTATTACTATTTGTTTCCATATGTGTCTACAAAATGGAACACTTACACCGCCTTTATTCCACCATCCACCTCTTGATTCCCACACATCTAATCCCTGTTCATTGTTTAATGTTTCAATCTCTGATCGTGTATATCTTTTTTCTTTGTTTAGCATATCAACACAAAACTCTCTGCTATTCTTTTTATCTTTTGCATCGAATCCTGCTCTCCATCCATAATAATATCTTACTTCTATATTGTCAGTCTTTGAATCTTCACTTGCTTTCTCCCCCTTCTTTGTTGGTTCACTTCCCGAACTTAAATAACCCCTCTCAACTAATGATGTAATGATGTCATTTACTTCGGCTGTGCTAATCTTTAATACTTTTGCGATACTCTCGCTTGGCGTTAATACATCCTTGCTTAAAAGGTCTATAATAGCTTTCTCATTAGTCAGTAATTCTTCAGCAAATTTCTCTTTCTTAAATGTCTCAATACAATCCTCATCGCTCTGCCCTTCGTAATCTCTTTCGTATAAGATGGTACAATCTGATGCCTTTATTCCGATGTTATCGAACCATTGATGTTCACACTTTTTTTTTTCTACTGACATTGCAGTTTTATAGCTATTATCAATCTGAGGTAATCCCATCATATCGATGATCTGCTCAACTGGATACGCATCGTATACCTTCTGAATAATGCTATCAGGTAGTAATGACTTTATCGGTGTTGATTTCTTAAAGTAGATATAGTTAGCAATACCAAAGTAAGAAGAGAAATCATTAATAATCTCCTCCAATATTCCTTGTCTAATACTGATGTATGTCGATTGAAACAACTCATACGCATCTAACATCTCATTCCTTTGCCCTAATGCTCCTTCTGTTGCTACTCCGAATAATACTGGACTAACTATGTTATGCGATGTGAATATCTCCTGATCAATTCTTTTGCCTATCTCAATAAACTGCTTATCTAAATCATTCGGACTGAATGACTGTATTGTAGGTGCATTATCTTGAGATGCGTTGAACGTAATCACTAACCCACCTGCTTTATCTGTTCCGGTAGCTTTCTGCTTTATCTGTCTTTCAATCTGCTTTTTTGCTTCTTCTGTTGGAGGAACTCCATTGTTGAACGAGATAATCTGTCCCATACTGAATCCCGATTTGATGTTATTCAAATGGAAGTTAGATATCTCAATGTCTGTCTCTATTGCTGATGTTGCTCCGATATAATTCGGTATACCATATACGTTCTTATCAACTCCATTCTTTGGTGATTTCAGTTTAAACACAAACAACTGACTTCCCTTAACTTTGTTCTCAAAGTCGAATGGTTCTAACTCTTTGAATCCAGTCTTTTCTTCTGTTTGTTTGGATTGTTTCCAATCGTTTGAATAGAAGTAAACTGATTCATCTGCATTGGTTCTGATCTTACTAATCGGCATATATGCGAAATCAGCGATTTCATTCCCCAATTTATCATAAATTATTTCGATTGCAATCGAATTAAATAACTCAAAATCCTTAATCATATCATTGATGAAAGGTTTGAGCTTACTAATAAACTTCTGAGTAATTGCTTTCTGAGTAATTGTCGATGTCTTATCATCAGTTACCAAACCACCACCATAGATATAGTTAGTCTTGCCATTGATAATAGCATTGTGTTTAGCACATCTTAGATACAACTCTATGAGATAATCGGGATAGTTATTATCCTCACCGAAGTAGATGTACTCCTTATTTTTTACCTCTTTAAATTCGGGAACTTTATGATTCTCAAACTTTATGTATAATACGTTACTGGTTTCGCTCATGTACTTTATATGT